GAGGGCAGCAGTGTGAGCTTTCTCTGCTGCTGTCATTAGCTGTGTCTGCCTTGCAGTCTGACCTGTCAAATTGGCATCCAGCTTCATCAGAGCGATCTTAGCCTGGCGTGCTGTGTTATCCAGGAGAGCAACACCTGTGTAGCCCTTAGTAGCAAGTGTATTCAATACGATAGCAGCTTTGTAGCTACCAAACGCAATAGTGATCGCCTTAACGATTCTCAGTACATCCTCAAAGTGTTCTACGAGGTATGTAGCATCAGAAATAGCACCAGCAAACAGATCCTGATTGTCGGTACCCAGCTTATTGAGAGCACTATCCCAGGCATCACCCAGGTTAGCAATCATACCAGGCAGCGACTTTGATTGTTTCTCCATGAGGTTGTAGTACATACCTGTAGAGCTGGTGAGATTCTGGAACACCTTTTCCACCTCAGCAAAACCTACCTTACCCTCAGAAACAAGCCCTGCCACCTGATCCTTGTTTACTTTCAGGATCTTTGCCAGCTCCTCATAGATAGGAATACCACGACCAGCAAACTGCCTAATATCCATTGCATAGGCTCTGCCCTGTGTTCTCAGCGTACCGTACAGGTAGGCGATCTCTCCCAGAGGAGCACCCACACCAGAGGCAACATTACCGAGCATCACAAGCTCATCTACCACATTATCTACAGTGGAGCCGTAAGCCATCATCTGCTTAGCAGAATTGGCGATACCCTGTAAATCAAAAGGAGTTTTGGCAGCCGTTACCACCAACTCATCCATCAACTGCTTAGCTTTGGAATCGCTTTTAAGCATAGTGCCAAAAGCTATTTCCAACTGCTGGAACTCACCTCTGGTTTGCACTATACTCTGTAACAGGCTGCTCATTCCCTGACCTACCAGGTAGGAAACTATATATCTGGCTCCATTCTGAGCAAACTGCTGGATAGATTGATCCATCTGGGCAGCCTCCGATACCGTTGTAGTGGAAACTTGCCTTATGTGCCTCTCCATCGCCTGAGCTGACACATTGAAATCATCTATATCCAGGGTAGCCTTGAAGCCTAAAGCACCGTTAAGATTTTCCATATTAAATTAAACCTTTGATATAGTTTTTAATATCTTCTTTTGTTTTCAGCTCTCTGTGTTCAACTTTACCACCTCCAGCCTCATCCGATCCTGATTCTCCGTTGTTATCAGTATCAAGATCCTTAACCCTGGCAGCATCAGCAACCATTAGCTGTACATTCAGCCAGGATATTCCCCAGAGCAAGTAATCATAAGTCCATCCGAAAGTTTTACAGACTTCCCCACGACTACCCCAGGGGCTATTTAGCCCTATTACTCTATCAGATCTGCTCTGTCGTTTTCTTCTTTGTTCTTCGGTTTCGTGTTCGTTCCGATCTCCCTGATTGATCTGATAGAGGAGGTAAAACCCCCTGCGTTCATCATCTGGCTAACAATGGCAGCCAGGCGTTGCAACCTTGCTACAGTAAGGTGTTCAATGAAAAAGGCTTTCAGCTCCTTAACCTCCTTTGAGAGAGGATTTGCCACTGCTGGATTATTGAGGACTGCAACAGCAGCGATCTCTGCCATCACAGGTATATACTTAAAGAGCTTTTTGCTCTCCTGGATCGGCTGATCCTGGATTGCTTGCTCATCATATTCAATCTGGATATACAACCTCCTGAGGGCATCAATGGTACCCAGGTACAAAGGCTTGATATGGAAATTACGCATATACACCTTAACCAGCTTACCCAAATTGGCATCTGGCACCTCAGAAAGGGAAACATCCCAGTTTTTAGGCAGTCTGCGATCCCTCCATATCTTGACATGGTTAGGGAAATGCTTATTCCACCACACGATCCTCTTAGGAGGATTTACTGGGTTAATCTTTAAGGGCACTGAGAATTTTACGCCCATATCTATAAGAGCCTGGATCGCTTTCTCCTCAATCTCCAGTTGCTCCTCTCTGGTGAGATCTTTATTTTGTTCCTCTGTCATATTCTTTCTTAATTGAAAGAAAGCCCCCTACCTGTATAGGGATAGGAGGCTTTCCTGGTTATCGGATAGCTGGTTACGCTGTCGCTGTTGGATCAGTCATTTCCTCATCCATAAGAAGCTCAGCCTGGAACTCAATAGTCATCGGCACGAGGCAGATACCCTTAGAGTTGTAGGTGATCTCAAACTTAGGGATGATTCTGGTTGTAGGACAACCAACAAACAAACCCTCCTCAGGCTTGATCCACAAAGCCCACTCCTTGTAAGGGAGCTTCTTAGGTCTTACCCACTTGCGTTTGCCTGTTTCGCCTGTTACATCACCACCGAAATAGCGTGAAAGCAATTCCAGATCAGGATCCATCAAAGAAAGCCCTACAGTGGTATCGGTTTCACCAACCATTGTGATCTTCTTTGAGCTGGTTTCAGACTTATGTACAGTGGTTTCGGGATCACTGTCTTTGAGTGTACAGGTTTCCTGGTACACATCACCAAGATCCAGCCAAGAGGCACCATTAGCTGGCATAGAGCCATCAGTAAGAGCCTCTGCCACATAGATCTTTTTCAAACCCATTGTTGATAAAATTGGCATAGTCTTAAAATTTTATTGTTTGTTACTTATTTCTTACAGTTAGCTCCAGAGCCAGTGAAACAAAGTGCTCATCGTGGTTTTGCTCCTTAATCGGAGGATTGAGCCTACCTATATTCCAGTTGTAGCCCATTCCTACCTCATAATGGTTTTGCAGTACCTCTATAACCTTTGCCCTGATCTCTATGAGCCTCGGAAAATTGATCCTGTGTACAGATTTGCCTTTGCCCATTGGCTTTGCAATATCAGGCACATGGATATTTATGTTTATCTGTCCGAATCGTACAGATCCCTCGCCATCTATGGTGTGGGGCACTATGATAACATCCTCTTTGGTATAGTCGTTTCTCTCATAGTCAATCACACCAGAGATCATTGTGCTTACCTCACTCTCCTGGAGCATCTGGTAAACCCTGGTAGCTATTTCCTCAGTCGTTATCATCATAGTACATTTCCAAATAATTCATTTGCCTTACCTTTCGCTTTCGCCATTAGCTTATTCATGGCAGCAGGAAAATCCTTTTTGGCTTTCAGCTCAGCAGGGAGTATCACATTATACCCTTTAGCCTCTACATAGGCAGCGTAATTCATTCCAGCTACTATAATGAGGGAGAATGCAGAACTACACTCGTTAGCCATTTTAAGGGCTGTTTGGAGGGCAGAATCAGCACCGATTCCTGGCTGGTTTGTCGCACTATAGTAAACTATCTCTTTATTACGCACCACCGCATAGCCTATAGAGTTTGTGAGGTTGCCTGTCTGATCGGTGTAGGTGTGGTTATCTCTGGCATACTTAGCAAGCTCCTCTCCCAGATATTTCAGGAGAAACAGGATAGCTTTCTCCAGGTTTTCCTGGAACGCCTGTACCTGAGCAGCTACCACTCCATTACCAAACATCGGCTTTACCCCCATACCTCAATGTATTTCCTGTTAAGATCATCCACGCCCTGGATAGTGAACTCATCCGTAACGCCATTCTCAGAAACTACTTGAATCTGGGCACCCACAACCAGCTCACCCTTGAAATGCTTTGGTATAAACACATCGTAAGTGTAGGCGTGCATCTGCCCATCCTCTCCCAGTATCTGCCTGGCTGGAATACTCTTTTCTATCTGACACTCACACCCTGGGATCCATTCAGGGGTACCAGCAGCAGAGTAAAACCCTGTTGCTGGATCCCTTTGGGATTCCTGAATAGTAGTGTAGTTGAAAGTACCGTTGTTCCTACCCATAGCTACCACATATTAGAGCCATCTGTTACAGAGGGAATTTCAACAAACTGCGAAGCATCCAAGCCGTTCTGACTGCAAAGATCCTTAATACGCTGCCTCAGCATTTCAACGCTGTAGCCCTGGGAGGATTTACCCAGGCTATCACTTGTAAGCACGATCAGTTTCTTTAGAACACAGATAGCAGCTTTAGCGATAGTTACTTTGTCGGTCTGAGGGTTGTACTCAGAATCCATATCAGCCACATTAGCATCTGCCAGAGCTTTCTTGATCGTAATCTGGCTGGGAGTGTATGGCTCCAGCTCACCGATCATAGCTTCGTATTTTGTCAAGTTTCCCATAGCTTACTCCTCCTCTTTAAGGGTTTTTACGAGGTTAGCAGCCTGTTCCTCTGAGAGCTTAGCCAGAGCGTTAGAAACGCCCTTAACACCAGCGTTAGCAGCTACAGGAGCACCGATAATACCCAAAGTAGCCTTTACCTCATCCAAACCGAACTCCTCACCCTGGAACTCTACCACTTTGCCAGCATCGCCAGCAGGAGCAGCCTCCTCCAAAGAGGTGATCTTGCAATAACCACCCTTAACAAGAGCGTTGATCCTGTCAATATCAGTGGTTACTACAACATCGCCAGGCTGGAGCACTTTGCCCTCAGCCTTGCCGTTGAACTTTTTAATTACCTCCAGTTTCATACTTTACAGGTTTTATTGGTTACACAGTTGCAAGAGCTTCGTTTGCCTCAAACTCTGCCTTAGTAAGGTAGCCGTTCTCAGCAGTAACCTCTTTCTCCTCAAAGCCACGCACCTGGAAGCATACGATAGCACCGATCTCAGTGATGAGAGGGAGCATACGAGCAGATCCCTGAGTGTACTCAGCAGCAACCTGACCAGTAGATTCACCAGTACGCCACTTAGCGATACGGATACCGTTACCAGCGTTCATGTAATCTACATTCTCCTCCTCCATCAACTCGCTATCCTCAATAGCTGGCTGGATCTCTGCGATCTTACCAGCAGGCTTGATAGCGATATAGTTGCCATTCCACGGCTCAACGATAGCACGACCACCATCAGGATTGGTAGCCATTCTACGCTTAACCACAGTGATAGCTGGGATCTCATTCTCCGACAAAAGATCCGCAAACTGAGTTTTGGTAACAGTCTGGGCTGATTTGTCGTTGCCATGTACGAGCAAGCGTGTCTGCTCATTGGTACGGAGCCAGGTGTAGAGCTTCTGATCCATAAGGATCTCTCCAGGCTCAATGCCACGAGCACGGAGATCAGAGCATACCATAGCAAGCACCAGGATAGGATTTACAGCCTTAGCTGAAATGTTGGCATCATTCCAGAGCTTTGCAGCCACGAGCTTGTTAGCCTCAGGCATCTGGTAATCCACCTCATAAGCACGACCACCAGGGTTGTTTACCGCTGGAGTGAACTGAGCCACACCGTTGTTTGACATAGCCATAAGCAGAATGAAGTCCATGACATCCTTACAGCCCAAATAAGCATCTTGCATATCGTGGGTAAGTGTCTTTTCAATCTGCAGATCGGAAGAGCACACGTCT